TAAATATATTCTGCCATACGTGGTCTGTGCTGACGTCTATTTCTGCGCCATCAAACCAATCCATATACGAATAAGTTATTTTATTATAGCCGTAAGGCTCGCCGTCGCTGTACCATCTGACCTCGTCACTTGGGCCACCCCAACTGATTTGCATTCTCCAGTAGCCTTCTGTCTGATCTTTGAACGTGTACGGCTCGACGAAATCAAACGCCAAAGTATTCTCCGACAAGTATTGTGGAAAAAAAATACTGTCATCCTTCCACGCGTCGTCGAATTGTTTTAGCCTGTCAACGTATCGCGCCGAGATTAACTCGGCGCAATTTTTTTGTTTTGTTTGTGTCTGCATTACTTCTCCTGATTAAGTTTCTCAATCTCGTCAAATGCTAATTCTCTGACATCGTCCATAGTCATTTGATTGCTTAAACCGATTGAGTGTATTTTATTATTAGATTTATTCTCTAATAATAAATTCCATTTTCTAGTTCCGATGTCATCACTGTATGACGTCTGACAGCTGAACCAATACCCTTGATAACTATTTTGCATAGTACCCCTTTCTTTTTAGATATTTGTAAGCCGATCTTCTAGTTCTTGGAAGATCTGGAAAATATCTTTTTAATACATTAAGGATAGACCCTCTATAAAATCTAATTCCCATTGTATTAATTGTTTCTTGTTCTAAAACGTTCAAAGCCATTTTCAATTGAAAATGTTTTCTTTGTTCATCGTTTTCAAATGTAATCAATGACATTCTATATCTCCTCTCGTTTGGTTGTTAGGGTGTACCCTAATTGCTTTATCAATTTAATATCAACATCTAACAAAGTTTTGTTTCCTGTTAACGCTGTTAATATTTTTGCTTTATTGCAAACGGGGTAGACACGCTCTACCCCGTAAACATTCTTTTTTTCTACGATTAGATTAGTTGACATATAAATCTCCGTCTTCTCGCAAAATAATTGTATTGTTTAGATTTTCAAAATCAGTGTTTTCTTTATTGTTTCGAATATATTTTCTAACATAAAACCAAATATCAGTTTTAGTTGTTTTGAAATATTCTCCAACATCAACACCATCAATCATACACCAAACAAAACAATTGTTTGCTTTCTTGATTTTTTCTCTAACTTCTCTTTCATCTTGTTTCATATTATTTCTACTTTCTTTTTTGTTAAACATAACTAGACCTTATCACTTGCCTTGCAAGGGTCAATATAATTCTTATATAATCCCATACGCATTATGTCGCACCTCGCACCTCGGTTCGCTGTCAAGTAAAATCGTGTCAATGCGACAAGATGTCGCACCTCTGCTCGTGAACTACGGGCCCACCCTCCCTATTATACATAGGGGTCCCTGAGCAAATCAGAAATCGAAAAACAAACAGACCCCCCACACCCCTCTGGCAAACAAACTGTACAGATATACCTATAGTATAAGATTTAGATGTATACTTGCTTAAAATAGAAAATGGCAATAGAATAGAGGGGGTACCCCTAAAAAAACAAAAAATGGTACAAAACAGAAGTGAAAAAAATTCTGCAAAATTTTTTATGAAACAAGAAGACATAGATAAGTTACCACCTGACGCCAAAAAACAATTTCTTAAATACGCAATAAAACTTTCTGAAAAGAAAAAACAAGGACAAGTTAATGATGACTTCCTATCTTTTGTCAAACACGTCTGGCCAGAATTCATTGAAGGTAAACACCACAAAGAAATAGCTGACAAATTTAATAGGCTTGCAAACGGTGAAATCAAAAGACTAATTATTAATATGCCACCAAGGCATACTAAATCAGAGTTCGCGTCCTATCTTCTTCCCTCTTGGATGGTAGGACGTAGACCCAATTTAAAAATAATACAAACGACCCACACAACGGAACTCGCGATCCGCTTTGGTCGAAAAGCTAAAACCTTAATGGATTCCCCTGAGTACAAAGAAGTATTTAAGACAAGACTAAGAGAGGACAGTCAAGCGGCTGGTAAATGGGAGACAGAACAAGGCGGTGAATATTATGCAGCGGGTGTTGGATCTGCGATAACGGGCCGTGGAGCGGATTTGCTTATCATCGATGATCCACATTCTGAACAAGACGCATTAAACGTTCACGCATTGGAACGAGCTTACGAGTGGTATACATCAGGACCAAGACAACGTTTACAACCCGGTGGATCGATTGTGGTGGTAATGACAAGATGGAATATGAAAGACTTGACCGGGATGTTATTAAAATCTCAAAAAGAGTTAAAATCAGATCAGTGGGAAGTTGTAGAGTTCCCAGCAATCCTACCTTCTAATAAACCTGTCTGGCCAGAATATTGGAAACTAGCAGAACTAGAATCTGTCAAAGCTTCTCTATCCGTTGGTAAATGGAATGCACAATGGATGCAGAACCCAACTGCAGAAGAAGGATCACTAATTAAACGAGAATGGTGGAACGTGTGGGACAAAGGCTATATACCACCTCTTCAACATATCATTCAAAGTTATGATACAGCCTTTCTTAAAAAAGAATCTGCTGACTTTTCTGCAATCACCACCTGGGGTGTGTTTTATCCAGACCAAGATTCACCGCCTAATCTAATATTACTGGATGCATTAAAGGAACGATTAGAATTTCCAGAGCTTAAAAAAGAAGCGTATGAGCAATATAAATATTGGAATCCCGAAACGGTGATCGTGGAGGCTAAGGCTTCAGGTCTACCACTAACTTATGAGTTGCGAAAAATGGGGATACCTGTTATAAATTTCACTCCCTCAAAAGGTAACGATAAACACGCGAGGGTAAACGCTGTAGCGCCTCTATTTGAAAGCGGTGTTATTTGGGCGCCGGATGAGAAGTTCGCCGAAGAAGTGATCGAAGAATGTGCATCATTTCCATATGGAGATCACGATGATTTGGTGGATAGTACAACACAAGCGATAATGCGTTTTAGACAAGGAGGGTTCGTGGCGCATCCAGAAGATTACAAAGAGGATTCATTACCTCAAGTTGAAAGAACGTATTATTAATTATGATATTAGCAGCACCTTTAGTTATCCCATTTGCAGAAGCCATCGGCCTTTCGGTTGCCACATTAGGTATCGCCAAAGCTTCAGATATGGTCAACGATTATATTAAAGAAAATCCCGAACAATCTATGAAAATTTTTCAAATGATAATGCCTTCTCAAGGTATTGCAAATGTTTTGAAAAATAAATCTAGTAAAGATGATGAAGAGGTATCAGAAGTTTCAGAAGATGTAGAAGTCGAAGAGAAACCTAAAAAAATATCTGGTAAAGAAAAAGCAATGAGAATCAAAGAAGCAATTCGTAGAGCTCGTGCAGGTAGAGGAAACTATTCAAGTCCAGATGCTGAAGGATCTGCTGTAGATATTAGAGGTAGTGTTATTAGAGAAGTTGAAGATATGGGAATTGCAGATAAAGATTTAAAAGATAATTATGATCCAGATAAACCAAAGTTTAATTACGAAAAGTTTTTTAAAAGAAGACGAAGAGCGGACGGCGGTGCGATAGGCATTGAAGTTTTATTCGAAGAAAAGAAACCAAGAAAAAATTTCTTTATGGGCGGACCGGCGTTAGAAGGACCGGCGTTAGGTATTTACAATTCTATGAAAGCGTATCAGTCTTTCACAGATCAAGAGATAGCAAACGCTATTAAAGAAGCGGGGTATGAATTACCAACTGCAGATTCAGGGACAACACCAGATTCATCTACTCCAAGTGTTAGTGCTAATTTAGGAATTACAGACCCACAACCTTATTCAGCAGTAGATCAAAGAGAATATAATATGGATGCTAGAAATTTTGGTCCAGGTAAAAAAATGGAAATTAATCCTGCAGCACTTGGAATGAGTTTTTATGATGCCGAACCTAAAAAATCTCCTGAAGGATTTATTGGAAAAACTATAGATGCATTTACTAGTGTTCCGGGAAAACAACTTTCACAATTTAGAACACCAACTGGTATCTCACCTAGAGGCCCTGCTGAATTAGGTTTTATGACAAAAGATATTGAAGGATTGCCGGGTCTTAATAGAGATATGATAAGATCACAATATGATAATTATAGTCAGTTTTTTGGAAGACCTTCTAATTTTGCAAGTGCAAGAGTACCTGGTAAAGCAGGTCAGTTATTAAATATGGTTCCTTATGTTGGAACTGCTAAAAGAGGTTTAGAAGCAATGTTTGGACCAGCAGGAGATAAAAGTTTACAAAGTAAATACACAGTTGATGGTGCAGGCTTTGGAAACACAGGTGCAAGAGATGAATTTGGGTTAGCAACTTTTGATAGAAAAGATGGCTTCCTAGGACTAACAGGGGATACTACAAGAGATTATACAAATAGAATGGAAGATAAAATTGGAGATTTAACAAGCTTCTTTGAAAGAACTTTTAAAGAAAGAGGATTAGGTGATTTTGATATTGATGATTTAGATATAGATAAAATGAAAACTATAAACAGTTTTTATGCAAAACAATTACCTGCTTACTTACAAAGAGTTGCAGTTGAAAAATTAAATAGACAACAAAAAGATTCAATCGATAGAAAAAGACAACAAGATTTAGAAATTGCAGCTAAAAAACGAAGAGACGCTGCAGCAACAATTGCTGCTGCAGAAAAAGCTGCAAGAGAAAGAGAGTTAGCTAGAAGACAAACTATTGTAGATGCACAAAAAGCAACAACCGGTTTTACAACTAGTGGTGGCGCAGGTAATTACAGATCTGATAGAGATAATTCTAGAGATGGTGGTTACGGCGGCAGCAGCCAAAGATCTAGAGATAATAGAAGTTCAGATCTAGGTTTCAGTGATATTAGATTAAAAGAAAATGTAGAGTTAATAGGTAAGTCACCATCTAACATAAACATTTATAAATTTAATTACAAAGATAGTCCAACAACTTATCAAGGAGCGATGGCTCACGAAGTACCTTGGGCATCAGTTAAACACTCTAATGGTTATATGATGATAGATTATAATCAAATAGACGTAGACTTTAAAAAAATATAATGAAATTAGAATACAACGAAATAATTGGTGCAATTGTAAAACCAGATGATACACCTGCTACACAAGCAGAGATATTACAATGGGCTAAATTAAATCCAATGCCAATAGAAGAACCAAAACAACAGAACACAGCACTTCTAGAAGAAGTGATTGAAACATTTAACAAAAGAGGATAGATTAGCAAAATGGCCGAAATAGATAAACCATTACCGAATACAAAAACAACTGTCGAAGTTCCAGGTGAAGTAGAAATTCAAGAATCAATTAAAGAAGATATTGAAAAGATTGACACTGAAGGCGGACCTGTTGAAGTAGAAATGACTGAAGAAGGTGGAGCAGAAGTTTCTTTTGATCCAAAGGCAGCATCTCCTGAAGGAGGTGAAGACCATTTTGAAAACCTTGCAGAATTTTTAGGTGAAGAAATTTTAGATCCTTTGGGTTCTAAAATGGTAGAGCAATACAATGAATACAAAGAGTCTCGTGGAGACTGGGAAGATACTTATAAAAACGGTTTAGAACTTTTAGGTTTTAAATACGAAAGACGAACAGAACCTTTCAGAGGAGCTAGTGGTGTTAATCACCCTGTGCTTGCTGAAGCAGTTACACAATTTCAAGCTCAAGCTTACAAAGAATTATTACCATCCGACGGACCGGTTAGAACTCAGATTATGGGAGATGCAAATGTTCCTAAAGAAGAGCAAGCTAAACGTGTTAAAGATTTTATGAACTATCAAATTATGGATCAGATGAAAGAGTATGAACCAGAGTTTGATCAAATGTTATTTTATTTACCTCTATCCGGATCTACCTTTAAGAAAGTTTACTACGACGATCTTTTAGGTAGAGCGGTTTCTAAATTTGTACCAGCAGAAGATTTAATCGTACCTTACTCTGCAAATTCTTTAGATGATGCAGAGGCAGTTATTCACGTTATTAAAATGTCAGAAAACGAATTAAGAAAACAACAGGTTGGTGGATTTTATAGAGACATAGAATTAGGAAATCCTCCTGTAACTGAAAATCAATTACAAGATAAAAAATTAGAACTTGAAGGAATTTCTAAAGATGGTCAAGAAGATCAATTTGTTCTTTATGAAATACATACCGATCTTGACTTAGAAGGTTATGAAGATATGGATGAAGCTGGTGAGCCAACAGGAATTAAACTTCCATACGTTGTAACAATTGCTCAATCTAATAATAAAATTTTATCTATAAGAAGAAACTATAAAGAAAACGATCCGTTAAAGAAAAAAATAAATTACTTTGTGCAGTTTAAATTTTTACCAGGAACTGGTTTCTATGGTTTCGGTTTAATCCATATGATTGGTGGATTAACAAGAACTGCAACAGCAGCATTAAGACAATTACTTGATGCAGGAACTTTAGCTAACTTACCAGCAGGATTTAAATCCAGAGGCATTAGAGTCAGAGATGACGCTCAACCTCTACAGCCTGGTGAGTTTAGAGACGTAGACGCTCCCGGTGGAAACATCAAGGATCAGTTTATGACTCTACCCTTCAAAGGCCCGGATGCAACTTTACTTCAGTTAATGGGTGTAGTTGTTTCCGCGGGCCAGCGATTCGCGAGCATCGCAGATTCACAAGTGGGTGATATGAACCAAGCCGCTGCAGTTGGTACGACTGTTGCATTATTGGAACGTGGATCGCGGGTGATGTCAGCAATTCACAAAAGATTATACGTAGGTTTAAAACAAGAATTTAAATTATTAGCAGAAGTATTTAAATCATACTTACCTCCTGTTTATCCTTATGATGTACCTGGTGCATCTAGAGAAATCAAAGTTCAAGATTTTGATGATAGAGTCGATATATTACCTGTAGCAGATCCAAACATCTTCTCACAGACGCAAAGAATATCGTTAGCTCAATCTCAATTACAACTGGCGCAATCAAATCCTCGAATACATAATCTGTATCAAGCATATAGATCTATGTATGACGCGCTGGGGGTAAAAAATGTTAATGCAATTCTACCACCACCTGCAGCACCAATGCCAATGGACCCAGCATTAGAACATATTATGGCAATGAGTATGAAACCATATCAAGCGTTTCCTGGTCAAGACCACAAAGCTCACATCGATGCGCATTTAAACTTTATGAGATTAAATCAAACACAAAATAATCCTGGTGCAATGGCTGCTTTACAAAAAAATATATTAGAGCACATTAGTTTAATGGCACAAGAGCAAGTACAATTAGAATTTGTAGAAGAATTACAAGAAGTACAAATGATTCAACAACAGATGCAAGCGATGGGTGCGCAAAATCCTGCAATGGCACAAGGTATGATGCAAAATCCACAAGTTATGCAGGCACAACAACGTCTACAACAGATTACAAACCAAATTGAATCTAGAAAAGCGAAATTAATTGCAGAAATGCAGGAAGATTTTGCTAAAGAAGAAGAAAAAATTATGGGTGAATTTGGTGGAGACCCTCTACTTAGACTAAAAGGTAGAGAAATTGATCTTAGAGCACAAGAAAATCAAAGAAAAGAAGAAGAAGGTCAAGAAAGATTGGATCTTGATAAGATGAAAGCAATGATGAACCAAGAAAATCAAGAAGCAAAACTTGAACAAGAGGCAGATCTTGCTGGATTGCGTGCTGGAGTGTCTTTAGCAAAACAATCAATGGCTGACCAAAGTAAAATTCACGATTTTGGTAGAAACTTTCCAAAAAAATAGATATAAACCAAATTAAGGAGAAACATTATGGTTAAAAATAAAAAAAATGGTCGAGACAACGTAAAAGTTGTTCCTGAACTTGGTGCAAACTCAAAAGGTGAGCAACAAGGTGGAATTCCAGTCGAAATGACTGACCCATACACTTCACAAACTGTGGATGTAAAAGGTACAAGACGTATGAGACCAGATAAAAGACCTGTAAAGGCAACTTGGTACTAATATGTGGTTGTCGGCAATTAAATTAGCCGTCTCTGCTGGAAGTAAGATCTATGCTAACAAGCAGAAGACAAAGATAGCTATGTCTGATGCACAGCTTATGCACGCTTCTCGTATGGCAGAAGGAAAAGAAGCTTACCAAGGAAAACTTTTAGAAGCCCGTCAATCAGATTGGAAGGACGAGGCGGTTTTATTAATTCTCTCGGCGCCAATAGCAATTTTGGCCTGGGCAGTTGTAAGTGACGATCCATCAGCTATGGACAAAGTGAACGTGTTCTTCGAACACTTCGCAGCACTCCCTAGTTGGTTTACAAATTTGTGGATCCTTGTCGTTGCGAGCATATATGGTATAAAGGGTACACAAATATTTAGAAACAACGGAGGAAAAAAATAATGGCAAATCCAAGATATAACACTCAAGTTGCACAACCTAGAGGAATGAAGGTTGGTGGCAGAGTAAAAAAAGCAATGGGCGGAATGTCTAACGCTAGAAAAGATATGATGTCTGGTTACTACAAAGACGATATGGGTATGAGTGGTGGAGCAATGTACAAAAAAGGTGGTTCTGTTAAAAAGAAAAAGAAACAGGGTTACAAAGATAGAAAAGATGAGTCTATTGCTATGAGAATAAAAAAGAAAAGAACTAAAAAACAATTGAAAGATTCAAGAGATGAGTCTTATGGTAAGTTTGGTTCTAAAGCTAAAAAATCTGGCAAAATAAATAAATAAGGAATAAAAATGAAACCAGTACCAGAAGGTAAAAAAGGAAAAGGTCTACGTAAGCTTCCTAAACCTGTTAGAAATAAAATGGGTTTTATGAAAAAAGGTGGACGAGTTAAAAAAAGGAAGAAGTAATGGCTAAACTATGTCCAGCCGGTAAAGCTGCTGCAAAGAAAAAATTTGACGTGTATCCTTCGGCGTACGCTAATATTTGGGCATCTAAATATTGTAAGGGCAAAGTTGGTCGTACTAAAAAAGCAGACGGTGGTTCTATAAATAAAATCTCACAATCAAGAAAAGCAGTATCAAGTTATTCACAAGGTGGTATTGCTAAAGGTTGTGGTGGTATTATGAAAAATAGACGTAAAGTTACCAAAGTTGTTTAATGAGTGGATTAAAAAAATGGTTGGACGAAAAATGGGTGGACATTGGGGCTCCGAAGAAGAACGGGAAGTATCAACCTTGTGGGAGAAGCAAAGGCTCAAAGAGGAAATATCCAAAATGCGTCCCACTTGCAAAAGCCACACGAATGACAAGTGGAGAAAAGGCGAGTGCTGTCAAACGAAAAAGAGCAGTATCTAACAAAGGTCCAAAACCAACTAACGTTGCAACATTTACAAAACGTAAAAAAATGAGTGCGGGAGGTATAGTTTGAGAAAACAAGATAATATGCCTGCCAGAAATAAAAAGAACTTTAGATCTACAAAGTCTGGAGCAGGTATGACACGAGCCGGTGTCGCTGCCTATAGAAGAAAAAATCCCGGTTCAAAACTAAAAACAGCTGTGACTGGTAAAGTTAAGAAAGGGTCCGCTGCCGCTAAAAGGCGAAAATCATACTGCGCAAGAAGTGCAGGTCAAATGAAGAAATTTCCTAAAGCAGCAAAAGATCCTAATTCTAGACTACGTCAGGCTAGAAAAAGATGGAAATGCTAGATAGGTTTATTTATAAATGTTTTGCTAAATTAGATGATGCAATCTCTTGTGTAGAAACAGGTGTTATAAAAATTACTGAATGGTGCTGGCATACCAGAGTTAAACTTTTAAAAAAGAAAAGGAAGAGAAAAAATGGATGATTTATTAGTAATAGATAAACTTAAGAAAATACTTAATGCAACTCTACAACAAATTGGAGACAGTATGATTACTGGTGGGGTTGACAGTATGGAAAAATATAAGTATATGCTAGGACAAGCACACGCTTATCAATTAACATTACAGGAAATCTCTAACCTGCTAAAACCAAAGGAGCAAAAAAATGAGCAAGGAAACATTATCGACATCGGACAAGGAAGTTCCAAAAATTAAATTAGGTCTTCAAGATAAATACGAAGCAGAAAAAAAAGAAGAGCCTCACGCAATCAGATTAGACGAAAACAATATTAAAGATGTAGCTGACCAGTTACCAGAACCAGTTGGATACAGACTTTTAGTTTTACCTTTTACACCAAAAGAAAAAACTAAAGGTGGAATTTTATTCTCTCAAGAACAATTAGATAAAGCTAGAATCGCAACAACTTGTGGTTATGTTTTAAAAATGGGAGATCTTGCATACGCGGACAAAGATAAATTTAATAAGCCGTGGTGTAAAATAGGAGATTGGGTAATGTTTGCTAGATATGCTGGCGCACGTTTACCGATTGAAGGTGGAGAAGTGCGAATACTAAACGATGATGAAGTGTTAGGGACCATAGGTGATCCTGAATCAGTTCTTCATTATATTTAACAACATAGGAAGGAAACTATGCCAACAGAGAACGAAAGCAAAGTAGAAAATCTAGTTGATGTCGGTGAAGCTGATCAAGAAGCAACTGAAATTAATTTAGATGATAAAGGTGAACCAGAAAAAGTTGAAGCACCTGTAGAAGAAAAAATAGAAGTTGAAGAATCTCCAGCAGAAACTCAAGGAGAAACTAAACTTGAAAAAAAAGAAGAACCTCAAGATAAAGATGAGTTAAAAGAATATAGTGAAGGCGTTCAAAAACGTATTGCTAAATTAACTCGTAAAATGAGAGAAGCTGAAAGGCAAAGGGAAGAAGCAATAGCCTTTGCGGAAGCAACTAATAGACAAAAAAGTGATTTGGAAGGAAGACTATCTAAATTAGATAAATCTTATACTTCAGAATTTGAAACTAGGGTTAAAACTAATATGGCAGCAGCCAAGTTAGCTTTAAAAAATGCCATTGAGTCTCAAAATGTTGAAGCTCAAATTGCAGCTCAAGAACAAATTGCTAATTTAACAATGGATGGTGCAAGACTAAATGCAATGAAAGTTGCAGAAGAATCTAAACCTGAACCTGTTAAAGATGTGAACATTACTCCTCAAAGAGTTGCTCAACCAGCAGCTACAGATCCCAAAGCAGAAGAATGGGCATCTAAAAACTCTTGGTTTGGTAATGATTCAGCAATGACATATACCGCATTTGATTTACATAAAACTCTTGTAGAAGAAGAGGGTTATGACCCTAAATCAGACGAATATTATGCAGAAGTCGATAAAAGAATAAGACTTGAATTTCCGCATAAATTTGATAAGGTAGAAGATACTACTACAGAAAGAGTAAGACCTACTCAAAATGTAGCTTCGGCTAAACGTTCAGCCTCAACCGGACGCAGAAAAA